TTAATATACCCGTATTGCTCCACTTAGCGGACATGTTTGCAGGAACTCCGCTGCCCGCCACAAAACTACCAGTCTTGGAAGCTTCTGCAAAAATACCGGTCTCGTGATCTCCTACAAATTGACCAGATTCATTTTTTCCTACAAGGATTCCTGTATCATTAACGCCAACTAAATGTCCTGTAGTTTTAGAATCAACAAGCTCTCCGGTCATTGTCGTGTCAACAAAGATGCCCGTTTGAGATGATAGGGCAAAATCTCCTGTTTTTATTTCTTTACCGCTTTGAAATATTTTGCCAGATATATCTGTGTCTGAATGTAAAACGTGGTTAAGTCCAGATGAAATATACATTCCCGGAGTGTCAAATGATCCAAGTCCTGTATTAGTTTTAGTAACATGAACCTTATGGGAATCAGAAAGTCCTGTATAATAATTTAATTTTGACTCTGTGCCTCCTACCTGATATATATTAACTCCAGAAGTGGACCTCATTTTAATGAAGCCGTCTGTCCTGAAAGCTAAATTATTTCCAGCTGAATTTATGAAATTATCAGAATTGGCGAAATAAATTTTTTCTCCAGTCGCCATAGTTACGTCACCACTAATTGTGCCGCCTACTGTTTTGTCTAAATAGTTGCCGGTGCCTAAATGTAAGTCCTTTGAAAAAGTTAATTCTGTTCCGTCAGCGTTACTGACAACAAACATACTTCCTGTTATGTCTGACGGGGTATCTGAAAGTCCTGAGAAAGTGTTATTAGAAGTTGATATTGCGTTAGCCACATCTCTTACAGAAGCACTTCGGCTTACTCCAGAATTGGCTAATAGCATCAAAGCCCCAGTCGGGACCGGGGTTATTTGAGCAAGCTGAGATAATTTTTTATTGGCCATTCCTTATTCCTTCTATATTATACACTTTTTTAGTAGAGTGGGATGTAGTTATCAACTACCAAACCGTCTGATTCTTCTAATTCTAACCTAAATCTTTCAAAATCGCCCGTGCCTCCATCCATGGCGCCAGTAGTCTCTAAAAGATGGAACTCTTCAAGTTTTTGGTCGGCCAAAAATCCGCTTATAAAAAATCCTTTGTTTAAATCGTCTGGATCAATTTCTGTACTAAAGCTGGCATTAAAAGATTTATTGTCTCCTATTGTAGTATCGTATGTAAAACTATTAAGCTTTGCTTTGTTAAAAGAATATTTAATAAGGTCATTTTCTCTTGCATCTAGAGAAGGCTTCCCGGCATGGATTGGATCAGAAGTATCTGGGCTGTCACAAGTTTTAGGCATATCCAAAGTAACAGTAAAATTATAGTCTTGGTTTAAATTAACTATGTCTATCAACGAGCCAGAGCTCATTTTTTCTACAGTGCCTGCTATGTCAATAGTGACGGGAGCTGTAAAATCTACTTTCCTGCTTATTGGAAATTTATGGCCTAAGTTACGCTCTTGGCCTCTTGGTATATCAAAAGATATGACATACGATTCCAAATTAATATTTGAAAAATTTACTCCCAGCCCAGAAAAAGAATCAACTGAAAAATTTATGTCGCCGGGTCTGACAACTGATATTGGATTTCTGTCGACTCTTGACGGAATAACACAATCGAGATCATTAAATTGATTCCCACTTTTTGCTTCTATCATTGGAGATAAAAATCCGCTACCGCTAGTCTCAAACATTATATTTTCTCCAACGTACGAAACATCTACTGTAGGAAAGTTTCCTACACTTGCCTCTGTTGAGTATGAAGTCATATAACATCTACCAAAAGATATTACATTATATCCGGTAGCGAGCGGATCGGAAGTATGTTGAGGATCTCTAGCAGTTAAGTCCTCTATTTTCAATCCTGTAAATAAATCCTCTTTGTTTGATTGAACTGCTAAATAAAAGTTTCTTTTATCTCTATATGTTTTTGCCGGAAAAAATGGATCATAAGTTCCTGTATCGTAATAAAACTCTTTATGCTCTTCTTCGTCAACAAAACCTGAAAGCAAACTTTGCCCTGTGTTGTTTTCGAAAAAAGGAGCGCCACTAAAAGGTTGTTCGTACTGAGGGTAATTTACATAAAGCCCAAGCTTTGATTCGTTGGAAACGTCAGAGACTAAATAGCTAAAAGAAAAGACGACTTCTGGGGAAGTTATAATTGGCCTATCAATTACTGATCTAGTATTCAGCTGGTTTATTTGAGTATGAGGTACAGTTATATCATAACTTAAACCTTGAACTCTATCTATCTGCTTGATTAAATTATGCGTTTTTAAAGGCTCTGAGTAGTCACTGTGAGGACTGCCGCCAAAATAACTTATAAAGTTATGGCCTGATGGGCCTACAAATAGCCCCTCTGCATTGTAGATAATTCTTGACATTATTCTCCATCATATTTACTACAGTAAAGTATGCCAGCTAAAAAGTCGTCCACTTGATGCTCATAAGCTATAGATTGAATCTCTTTAACCCTGTCATCATTTCTGTCTACTGGCTCGGCGGCATATCTTCCAGCTTTTGCGAGCCAGTTTTCTGGATCCTCATTGTGAATTACTATATTAGAAATCTGTTGAGCAATTTCTTTTTGCGTCTTATTTAATCTCTTCCTATTGTGCAGCTGCCTCAAAGCAGCTTCGACTTCTAAATTTAATTTGTCCGCCAAGTTCAAATTGTCTCTAACTTTGCTTAAGCTAAATCTAGCCTGTTTATTTGCGGTTAGTCCTATTGGATTTTTAGTATCCGTCTCTTTTGGCCTTCCTGTTCCCTCTGGCCTACCTTTGGGCTGAGGAACTGGCTTTGCTTTTTGAGTAGGTATTTCCTTGGGAGGCTTATTGCCTAAGACTGGCTCGTACAGGCCGCTGTCTTTATAAGTCTTGAATTTTTCTTGTGACTCCAAGGACTCATCAAAAGTTGGCATACGGCCAGACTCTATAGCCTGAATACCTTCTTCTGGAGTCAATACTCCTAGTTCAATTAATCTACTGTATACTCTTGCATATATAGAATTATCTCTAAGATCCAAATCTTCAAAGTGAGGCGTCGGATAACTCTTAAAGCCCATTTCTTTAGAGATTCTTTTTATTTCAGGCATCAAGAAATCATTTATAAAAACTTTTCTACCTTCGTTTAATCTCTCCATAAATACTTGAACCTTAATGCTAGAGTTCGCGAACTTTTCGTCACTAAGAAGAATATTATTAAGGCCCATTTGTATGTCTTGGTTGCATACTTCGTATTTTTTGGGATCAAGAATTCCAGCTATATCAGGTATAACAAATTTAGCCTGAGTCGTGTAGTCCGATATTAAAACGCGGCCAACAGATTCGTTTTCAAATAGCTTCTGCATAGCCAGCAAATTCTTTTGATTAACTCCACCTTTTTCTGGGTCCGTGCCCATAGTTACCAATAAGATAGCTTGATTTGTGGTACGAGTAAGAGCCATATCCATTTTCTTCATTTCCTGTTTCCAGTTAATGTCTTCTAAAACAGGATATCCCATGGGCACAGCAAACGGCTCATAATCTTGCTTTTTATAAAATACGGCGCTTATTTTGTCTAAAGGCAACGGAATGCTAACTGCATTATATCCCGGCTTCTTGCCTCCGTCTCCTTTAATTTTTTTAATAGTATCAGGGTCAAAGCTTTCGAGAACTTGCCTATCCTCTTCAGTTCTTGGATTTCTTAATCTCTCCAGTTCATAATCAGTTAGTATCTTCCTGAATTCTCCTGTCGCAAAAGTAATGTTGCCAGATATCTGAATATCTGCCGGGTTCAAAATAATATATCTAGCTGGAAGAGTAAATGAAGCATTTGAATTTAAACCAAAAGTTTGAGTCATCCTTGTGACATCAGCTTGAGAGATATTAGCGTCAAATCTATGAATAAAAACATTTCCAGATCTATAATACTCTCTGAAAAATCTACTTTGGAGATTATTCATGTTTATCTTCTTGCATAAAGCGTCGAAGAAATCTCTTGATTTTTTACTTCCGCCAGTAAGATAAATCTCACTCATGGAAAATTCAGTCATTAGATCGATAGTGTTTCTAAAGACTGAGAAATTATAGTAAGCCTTTTGACAAAGAACTATCGTATCTCTTATATCCAGACTTGAATTGTTGGTGACGCCTTGGGAATATCGGAACGGAATGATTCCATCGTCTATATTTCTATACCGATCTGTCCGCTCAATAGAGCCAGCTTTATTACGCCGAGATCTGGTAGACGCAACGGTCTCCATAACTTCTCCACCAGCCATTAGCGGCTCGTTAAGAGAGTTTTCGTTATTAGCTTTTCTTTTAGCGGCCATTTTAACTTTAAATTACACTTAATCGATCATCCTTGGAACAAAAGTCGTATTAACTTCTTCAACTTTTACATTCTTCATATCATTATATGCTTTTACGGCCCAATTGCTTAACATTAATGTTGTATAATTATCTTTTCTGGCACGATTAGCTGAATTACTGCGACGGAGATGCTGGGGCAGATCAAAACTCTGAGTTCCCTTGGCTGTAGATTTTACTTCTACCAAAGCACATTGTTTCTTAGTTTGGTAAACTAAGTCGTCTTGGGTCTCAATTATTTCTCCTATATCGTTAAAGTGGGTCAGCTTCAGGGGTATCTTCAAAGATGAAACTTTTGAAAAGAAACTTCCAGAGGCAGCCGTTCTGGAAGCGAAGAATATTTTCTTATGATCTATGCAAGATTGTAAGTATTCATTAGCGTTTCTTAAAAAATCAGAACTAAACACTTGTTTAAAGCATAGTACGTGATCTTTTGGGCTGTAAACTCTTTTTACCTTCTTGAGCTCTTTATCATATTCTATGCCTTGCTTCTCCGTGTTAAAATCGAAGAACTTAATTTCAAGTCCGGCTTCTCTAAAAAGTTCTGATTCGTTTGCGCTGTCTATAAACTGATAACCTGCGTTATCAATAATTATCATCTTTATATTGAAGTGTTTGTAGAGATAGAATAAATACTTTATATGGTTTTTTAAATCCCCACCAGCCACAGCATAAGAATGGACTAATGTATAGGACCCTTCGTCTAGCTCAAGTAGAGACATTGCAAAATAGTCAGAGCTAGGACTATTGCTAAAACTGGGGTCTATACCAAGCACATACTCCTTTTCTGGATTGCCTGTAATTAAAGTATGTGGCGCTTCTCCGTCGGGGACTGTGCATTCGTGCATTTTTTTAGCGCTAAAATAACTATCGCTTCCGTCTGTGAATTGCGCGCAGTATTCTCGTTGAAAAGATGAGTTGGAGGAGCCTCCTGCCTGAGCTTCTTCAATAATAGTCTTGTCAATCATATCCGGAGGCACAGAATCGTAGCCCATTTGAGATATGAAATACTTAGAGTCTAATAAGTCATCAGAGTAGATATTGCCCATCCACTCTTTGTAAGTTTTGTATAAATTCTCAAAACTGTAGCTGGCAGAAGATAGTGCTATCATCTTCGACTTATTTTCAAACACCATCCTGTCCTTTTCTTCCATCTTGCCGCTTTTAATTAAAGAGTCTTCTATCTCTCTAACTCTAATTCTTTCAGCCATGTCCTGCGGCGCAACCAAGAACGGCATAAGAACCGTTTTAATAGTCTCTTCTGGCAATAGTAAATACTCGTCAAGCACCAGAATGTTCGCACGGAAACCACGAATCTTTTCGCCACTCAAAGGAATAGCTGTGATGCTGCCGCCGTTTATTCTCCATTCAAACTGATCGTTGCGTTTAGATTTTGCACCAAAAGCCTGAGCTAACAGTTCAGCTCCTCTTGTTTCGACTATCTTCTCTAAATTTTGAAATATAAATCTAGCCGTACGAAACGTTGGGCCAGCTATTAGAATTTTTGTATTAGGCTCGAAAATACATTGAAGAAAACAGTATACGGATGCGATAAACGTCTTACCGCATCCGCGTCCCCAGACGCACATATTAAAGTTTCTATTAAAGAATCCTTTAAGAGTTACTTCTTGAAAAGGCGCTAGCTTTATACCAGATATCAACTCTACTGTAAAGCCTAAGTTGGCTCTTAAAAATTTAGCAAGAGATATTTTGGCCTGCTTAGAATCAAGCTCTCCTTTTAGATCTAACAATTCTAAGTTAGTATCTTTTACATCTCGTTTATATTTCTCTGGAGCATGCCACATATTAATCTAAATAAGCTATAAGAAATATTAGAAACAAAACCACCAAGGCCTGTTCGTAAGTTAACTCAATTTTTCCTCTCATAACAATTTCAAATCATAAGCATATTGTAAGTCGATATTTTTATACTTACAATTACTAAAGAATATTCTTTTCATCACCCTAACA